GTTGCTAGGCCACCCATCATACTGCCTGACATCATGTAGGTGTTTGTGTAGGCTAAGTTAAACGGCTCAAATAACGTGCCGCCTGCACCCATACCAGTTCTTGAGCCAATAGCTCTACGAAACACTTGACGCACTGTGATAATTTCATCAGGTAATCTGTATTCATTTTGGTCCTGTATAAGTTCTAAAAAGCTGTAACTTTCTTCCACAGCATTGCTACTACGCTGACGATAATGCGTAAGAGCTCGATCTAGTGCTAGTTCGTAGTGCGCAGGATCTAACTCAATATCAACCATGCCGTCGCCTAGCATTAGTTTAATAAACTCGAATACTTTATTACGCTCTATAGTAGAGTTGCTTTGGGTAGTTGATGGTAGGGAATCTGACATTTTTTGTTCTCCTAGTATATTTAGCTATCGATAAATATGTTACTATGCCAAGACTATCTCTCTATAAACCAGAAAAAGGTAACGACTATAAATTTATAGATCGTACAGCTTCAGAAATGTTCCAGGCTGGCGGAACAGATGTATATTTGCACAAATATCTAGGGCCTACGATTAAAACTTCGGGCACTGCGGATCAGCCGGTTTATGGCGCACTAAGTCCTACTAATATACAAGACCTATTATTTTTAGAAAATCGTGATAGAAAATACGATACAGAGATTTATCGATTACGCGGTATGTATAATGTTGCAAATATTGACTTCAATCTAAGCCAATTTGGGTTATTCATTGATAATGATACCATATATATGACTGTACATATTAACGATATCATCAATACTATTGGTAGAAAACCAATAAGTGGGGACGTTTTTGAACTGCCGCATTTGCGTGATGACTTTGCTCTTAATGATTTTGATATAAGTCTGCCTCGATACTATGTTATTGAAGATGTGGGCCGGGCTAGTGAAGGATTCTCAGTAACTTGGTTTCCACATTTATATAGATTAAAATGTAAAAAAGTAGTAGACAGTCAACAGTTTGCTGATATACTAAGCAAGCCGGCTCTTGATGCCAATGGCGATCCGATGGCAAACACTAGTTTGCGAGATTTAATTAGTACACATAATAAAGAATTGCAAATTAATGATAGTGTTGTTGCGCAAGCAGAAGCCGATGCTCCTAAAAGTGGATACGAATCTAGACAATTTTGGACCATGGCTGTTGATCCTCAAGGTAAGCCAGTTATACAGACTGCCGACGAAACAACAATCGATGCCAGTACTAGTAGTATTCTTGCAAGTGATGTTAACGGAGTTCCTGTTAGAGCTGGCTATAGCGGATATCTACTAGGAGACGGTTATCCTGTCAACGGGCACGAATTTGGTCACGGTATACAATTTCCAAGTGCTCCGGCACAAAATGATTTTTTCCTGCGTACAGATTTTATGCCAAACAGATTATTCCGATTTGATAACTCAAAGTGGCTCATGGTTGAAGATGCTGTTAGAATGAATATGACTAACAATGATACCAGAAGCACATTAAAAACTGGATTCATTAATAATACATATTATACCTACAATGAAGAAGTTGGATCTGATATTATAACACTTGCTAGTGGAGATACTGTTATCAATACTGAAATTAATTATATTACTTCATCGTATATTGTACTAAAACAAGCGCCGACATTAATTGCATACACTGTTGCTGATTATCCAAGTATGATTAGTTCGTATAATTATACAAGCCCGATAGGTGTAATGTCAGCCAAGGTTAGAATAACATTACCTGTGGTAAATGGTGTGCAACAAACTGTTCCAGTCGGCGGTGTATGGACTATTAGTTTGTACAACTATAGGGAATCACAACGACAGAGTTTATCAGAGGCTCTTAAACCAAAGGCGGATTTCTAATGCAGTTTTTCTATGACGGTCAAATAAGACGATATATTACTCAAGTTGTACGAGTATTCAGTAACTTTGTAGTTAGATACGGCGACGGAACTTTGGTTAGAATCCCTGTAATGTATGGTGATGCTGATCGACAAGTAGCTAGTATCATTCGAAATAACAGTGAAAATAAAATTAATAGTGTTCCACGAATTTCAGTATATGTTACTGCACTGGCATTAGATAGAGAAAGATTAAGTGACAGTACATATATTGGAAAAGTGAATGTTAGAGAAAGAGGTATCGACCCAACCACTGGCGAGTATAATCAAACCTCGGGAAGGAATTACACAGTTGAACGGATAATGCCTACTCCGTTTAAGTTGACCTTAAAGGTTGATATTTGGAGTTCTAATACCGAACAGAAGTTACAAATTTTAGAACAAGTTCTTGTACTGTTCAATCCCAGCTTAGAGCTACAGACCACTGATAATTTTATAGACTGGACTAGTCTAACTGTTTTAAATCTAAATGACATCGCTTGGTCTAGCAGAACAGTACCAGTCGGCGTTGATACTCCTATAGAAATTGGTACACTTACGTTAGAAACTCCTATCTGGATCAGTCCGCCTGCTAAGGTCAAACACTTAGGTGTTATTACAAAAATTATTACTAGTATGTACGCCGGAGCATCTACAAGTGACACCGGGTATATCGATGGACTAGGTGCTGATCTTGCAGATCCCACAACGACTATGTCGGATAATCTGCTTACTAGAGATGCAACCACTGTTACTGATTATCGAATACAGGTATACAACAGTAAAGCCTATCTAATGACCCATTCAGAAAGTTCAAGTCCTCGGGAGCCTACATTAGATATCCCAATAAGATTAGGCCCTCCGATCAATTGGGTTGATATTTTTAATCTATATCCGGGGCAGTATACTGCTGGTGCCAGCACACTATATTTGATGCAACCTAACGGCACTGAAGTCAAAGGTACAATTGCAGTAGATCCATTAGATAATTCCATACTTCAGGTTAACTGGAACACAGACACCCTGGTCAGCAATACCGGTATTGATAGTAGTGGTTATTTAGATTCAGATGTAGCATACAACGCCGCAGGTAGTTACAGGGCAAGAAGTCCTGGTACTATCGATGCTATTATAAATCCTCTAACTTTTAATCCAAAAAGACCTACAGGCACTGAAGAAAATGATCAAGCAGTAGCTGCCGGTATGCGATTTTTAATTATAGAAGATATCGGCGATCCCCAGTCAATTACAGATGGCAACTATGCTAGTGCATGGGGACCATTAGTGGCTAAAACTAATGACATAGTTGAATACACTGGCACTGCATGGCATGTTATATTTCACAGTGCTCAAGAAACTACTACTATGATCTGGCAAACGAATATATACACAGGAGTTCAATACCTATGGAACGGAGTTCAATGGGTTAAGAGCTTTGAAGGTGACTATAAGCCAGGATCATGGAGAATCGAACTATAAAAGAACAGATTGTATGTAGCGGAGCATTGCTATACGCTAAATCAACACGACGTTTTTTATTGTTACAGAAAGCACATGGTAAACACGCTGGCACATGGGGCTTAGTAGGTGGTACTACTATCAGCGGTGAAACTCCTTGGCAGGGATTACAGCGTGAAATCACTGAAGAAATAGGAGCCATACCTCCTATTATAAAAACAATCCCATTAGAAACATTTGTCAGCAACGACAACGTGTTTAACTTTCACACATATCTCTGTGTGATTGAAGATGAATTTATTCCTGTACTAAGCGACGAGCATAGTGCGTGGGCATGGGCTGTAATAGACCATGCACCAAAACCCTTGCACCAAGGCCTGAGGAATAGTTTTTCAAACAAGACCATTCGTACCAAGCTACAAACGGTCTTTGATTTGATCGCTTTGATTTAAGCCTGTGCTTCACTCCAGCGCAACAACACGTTGGTATTAATGTTACCAGTACCCGACGCACGATACAAGTTAATACACAATACGTCTGGACCATTTGGATAGCAACCTCTGCCACCTAAGGTAGTATTAGTCAATTCTTTCAGTCCTGACAGATCTAAAACAGCTTCTGTACCAGGCGCCGCAATAAACGAGAATACAGTTTCACCTGGTTGCGCATATGCCGGCAAACCAAAGGAGAACGTAATTGTTGTGTTGTTTG